ATGACAGAAACTTTTTTTGACAAACCATTGGCTTGCCGAGAAATCAAAGAAATCCCAGGCTTACTAGAGTTTGATATTCCTGTTCGTGGGGATAATCGTGGCTGGTTTAAAGAAAATTTCCAAAAAGAAAAAATGTTGCCAATTGGCTTTCCAGAACGTTTTTTTGAGGAAGGAAAACTACAAAACAACGTTTCTTTTTCACGTCAGCATGTGCTGCGTGGACTTCATGCTGAACCTTGGGATAAATACATCTCAGTTGCTGATGATGGCAAGGTTTTAGGAGCTTGGGTTGATCTTCGTGAGGGAGAGACTTTTGGAAACGTCTACCAGACAGTGATTGATGCTTCAAAAGGAATGTTTGTTCCTAGAGGGGTTGCTAATGGCTTTCAAGTTCTTTCAGAGACTGTCTCTTACAGTTATCTTGTCAATGACTACTGGGCTCTTGACTTGAAACCTAAGTATGCTTTTGTAAACTATGCTGACCCAAGTCTTGGGATTACTTGGGAAAATCTAGCAGCTGCAGAAGTTTCTGAAGCAGATAAAAACCATCCTCTTCTTAGTGATGTCAAACCACTGAAACCAAAAGACCTATAGGGAAACAACATACTCAGATGATTGGGATTAATCATTTGAGGTGGATATGAGGGGAGTTATTCTTCTCTACTTCAGGTAACAAGTAACAACTAAAAATGATGAAAGGAAAGTTCAGTTTCTCTCTTTGAGCTGAACATGGGACTCAAATCTTAGAAAGCGATGTTTTCTTAGGCCTAAAACGTCTTTGTTAGAGTTATTACTTTTAATAGATTTTTTCGGAAACGAAAGGTCCCTTTATATCTTATGTATAAAAATATTATCGTAACTGGTGGAGCTGGTTTCATCGGATCTAACTTTGTGCACTATGTCTACAATAACCACCCAGATGTTCATGTAACTGTCCTTGATAAATTGACATATGCAGGTAACCGTGCTAACATTGAAGCTATTCTTGGTGATCGTGTTGAGTTAGTTGTTGGTGATATCGCTGACGCTGAATTGGTAGACAAATTGGCTGCCAAAACGGATGCTATTGTTCACTATGCGGCTGAGAGTCACAACGATAACTCATTGGAAGATCCAAGTCCATTTATCCATACAAACTTTATCGGAACTTACACTTTGCTTGAAGCAGCTCGTAAATACGATATCCGTTTCCACCACGTGTCAACTGATGAAGTTTATGGAGATCTTCCACTTCGTGAAGACCTTCCAGGACAGGGTGAAGGACCAGGTGAAAAATTCACTGCTGAAACAAAATACAATCCATCATCACCTTACTCATCAACTAAGGCAGCTTCTGACCTTATCGTTAAGGCATGGGTACGTTCCTTCGGTGTGAAAGCGACCATTTCAAATTGTTCCAATAACTACGGACCTTACCAGCACATTGAGAAATTTATTCCTCGCCAAATCACCAATATTTTATCAGGCATCAAGCCAAAACTATACGGTGAAGGAAAAAATGTCCGTGACTGGATTCATACTAATGATCATTCTATAGGAGTATGGGCTATTTTGACTAAGGGTCGTATCGGTGAAACATACCTTATTGGTGCCGACGGCGAGAAAAACAACAAGGAAGTTCTTGAGCTTATCCTTGAGAAAATGGGTCAACCAAAAGACGCTTATGATCACGTAACTGACCGTGCTGGTCACGATCTTCGTTACGCTATTGATTCTACAAAATTGCGTGAAGAACTCGGCTGGGAACCACAATTTACAAACTTTTCAGAAGGTTTGGAAGAAACTATTAAGTGGTATACAGAAAATGAGACATGGTGGAAAGCAGAAAAAGATGCTGTAGAAGCCAAGTATGCTAAAACTCAAGAAGTGATTAAATAAAACATTAAAGAACCTTGTCATATCAACGTTTGTTGAAGATATCAAGGTTTTTTCTTGTGTTTTGGGGCATTTTTGGGGCATATTTGGGGTATATTATAGCCGGTTTAAGATGTCGACGACTTCATTTTTCATGCTTTTCGTGACGTGGGTATAGATTTGTTGAGTAGTTTTCGAGTCAGCATGTCCAACTCTATCCATGATAGTTTTTAAGGGCACTTTGTTTTCTGCAAGGCGACTCACCAGGGTATGACGAAAGATGTGGCTGGTGAGTTCTTTTTGAATCGGTTTTTCTAGTCTCTTATTTGCCGCTCTGATAGAGGTGTTGAGGGCGTTGTCTTGAATAGGAACGCCATTTCTGGAAATGAAGATGTAGCCCATGTCCTTGTAATTAGGATTAGTATTTTTTTCAAGAGCATTAATTTTCAGTATATCCTGAATAATTTCTTTTTCACGTTTGGTTATCAATGTTTCACGCCAACTGGAATTTGTTTTAGGGGTGGTTTTGATAGCGTTTCTATAGCCATTTGAGGTGTAGTCAAGAGTTCCGTGGATTTCAATGATATCATTTTTGATATTGTCTGGCTGTATAGCTAGAGCTTCTCCAATGCGGCAGCCGTTTAAGCTCATAAATTCTGCCAGATAAGCCATTTTAATCGATCCTTTACGTCTATACATTTCATCTAATAGCCTTTTGAGTTCATCTTTTTCTAAAAACTTCTGGGCAACGTCTTCAAAGTCTTTGATGGTCTTAACAGGTTTTGCGAGTTGGGTACTAATAACCGGATTGATTGAGACATATTCTAAAGCGATAGCGTAGTCGAAGGTTTGTTTAAGCAGCTGCCGTGCTCGTTTACGTTTGTCATAACTACCTGGTATTTTGTCGATAATACTTTGCAGGTATTTCGTGGTTATCTTGGCAATCATCACTTCTGGATCAATTAAGTTTCGCAATTCTCTTATTCTAAAATCAAGAGAGCGGATAGAAGTTGATTTGAGTGATTTCTGATGATGTTCCCACCATTCGTTCATGACATCTAGTAGGTAGGCATCGGTTGTGGTAAGACTTGTTAAGATTTTAGATATTTTTTCGTCAAGATATTTTTTGGCTTCTTTTCGTATTCGTGGCGTGTCTTTTTCCATAAGGACAGAAGCTCTGCACCACTTGCCAGTATACGGGTGTTTGTACCGTTCTACAAAATTTACTTTTCCGCTTTTGTGTTTTTCTGACCACATTGTTTTTTACCTCATTTTCTGTTAAAATAGGTATAGTAAAGAGACCTACTGCGAAGCAGGTTTTTACTATACTGTCTTGCCTCACGCTCAGAGTCGCCAAACTTTGAGAGCGTGGGGTTTTTTGTTTTAGATTAACTAATTATCGATATTTTCAAGCAATTGATGTTCGTTGAACAATAGTGCTATCTGGTTTTTATCTTGCTCAATATCTTGTTGAAACGCATTATATTCATTGCTACCTTTTTTATATTGATCTCTCATAATTGTATTGTATTTTACAATGTCTTCTAAATGTCTAATCTCTAATAAATTGTTATTGGCCTTATAAGAGTTGTAATTCCATCCGTGGAACACTCTATCCATGTTTGGTAATTCACCGATATATCCTTTATACGAATGTATTTCCCAGAGGATTTTGTACTCATCGTAAAGAACTTTCCCCGATAGTGTTAAAGTAATACACCCTTCTTTATTCTTTTTAAGCAATCCATCTCGAATAAACATATCTGTAGTTTTTTTAGTATTTAAATGATAATCGTAGAAGAAGTAGCGTGGTGGTTTACTTGTCGGTTTTCTGGGGTTTTTAGTACGCCCCCACCACACCAACAATAAAATCTCACGTAGTTTGTATCCTACACCTGTTATGTATGTATCATCATATCTTTTCCCGCTTGGATTTACTCTATACTTATTTAAGTCGGGATAGCTTGGTGACTTTATATTAGTAGTCGATTCGGTAATTTTTACAACCTTTTCAGCTACAGCCTGATTATTTTTCTGTTTTAGAGTTTTAACTACCAAATTCCAAAACTTCATATCAATCTCCTAACCTAAATTCTTTAACTATCACTCATCAGCTATGATTTCCCGAATAACTTCCAACGACTTCACCAATAATTCTAAAGTCGCTATCTCTATCTACGGGTATATCTTCATACTTGCTATTTAAACTGTGCAGAAATGCCCCCTCGTCATTTATAAGTAGCTGTTTGATATAAGCGTCACCATAGTATTCAAAGACGCCTATATCGCCATCTGCGAGCTCTACGGATAGCTTAACGAACACATAGTCCCCAGAGTGATACTTTGGTTCCATAGAATCGCCATGAACCGGTATGACAAAATCAGCGTCATAATCGACTGGTAATTCAATTGTTTCTACTTGTACATCATTTAGATACTGACCTGTACCAGCTGAAGCTGCGTGGTCGTAGTAATTGTAGGTGTAGTAGGTGGCTTGTGGTTCTTCTACTATATCCTTATTGCTTTCTACTGTGTTTTGTTGTTCTAATTGTGTTTCGGCATAATCAAGAACGTTTAGTTGTCGCTTGTGTTCTAATTGAGAAGAAGTAGAAGTGATTTTTTGTAGAGTAGATGGGATGAGTTCAACTTGGGGGTTTGTGGGAGAAGAGGAATAGTCAAAAAGCTGTTGTGGCTCTATTTTCAGTGCTTTAGCATATTTTCGAATATCTACTTCGTCAAGTTGTCTATTACCATTTTCGTGATTAGAAATTGTATTTTGTTTAAATCCAGTTAGTTTTGCTAACTCTTTTTGGGTCATTTTTTTGGATTTTCGAATTTCTTTGATAGAATTTCCGAGAATGTTCATAATATTTTTCCTTTCTCTACTATAAATATAACATCAAGAAACAAAAAAGTAAATAAAAAAATCTCAAAAAGAGATAAAAAATAGTTGACAAAATATCTCGTTTTGAGATATAATATAATCAAGCTTAAGGAATTAAGCAAAGCGAAAGGAGGTGGGGGAATGACGAAAAAACAACGTTTAAAACAGGAACATCTCAAACCTAAAAAGCGTTTAAGAGAAGAACGTTTAAAACGTGAGTACACAGAAATGTATATGGCTGATTTAATTGGTTTAAAAAATAGAAAAGGTTACTCTGAGAAAGAAGATGGTTTACAGCCTTTTAAAGATTATGAAATGGCTATCATTTCTCAAAAATTTAATGTTTCAGAGAGTGAATTATTTTTTTAAACAAAAATATCTCAAAACGAGATAAAGCGTACAACACTAGAAAGGACAATATGAATCATCTAATTAACGTAACACTAAACGAAAATCAAGAACCAGTAGTAAGTGCAAGAGACTTACATAAAGAATTAAAAGTCAAAACTCGTTTTAGTGAGTGGGTAAAACAAAACTTTAAAATTCTTGAAGAAGGATATGATTTTACAAGTGTAGTTGGAACTACGGTTGTAAATAATGGGGCTGTCAGAGAAATCCAAGACTACGTTCTCTCACTTGATGCTGCCAAAAATTTGGCAATGGTATCCAAGACTGACAAAGGCAAAGAAGTCCGTAAATACTTCATCCAGGTTGAAAAAGACTTCAACAGTCCTGAGAAAATCATGGCAAGGGCGTTGCTGATGGCGGACAAGAAAGTGCATAAATTAGAGTCTCAGATTGAGGCGGACCGTCCCAAAGTACTATTTGCTGATGCCGTAAGTGCTAGCCATACCTCTATCTTAGTCGGAGAACTTGCAAAGTTACTCAAGCAGAATGGGGTAAATATTGGAGCAACCCGTCTCTTCACTTGGCTTCGTAAACACGGCTATCTTATCAAGCGCAATGGCCGCGATTGGAATATGCCTACTCAGAAAAGCGTAGAGCTTGGACTTATCAGAGTCAAGGAAACTAGTATCACCCATTCTGATGGCCATATTACAGTAAGCAAGACACCTCTGGTAACCGGAAAAGGTCAGCAATACTTTATCAACAAATTTCTTAATCAGGAATATCTACCAGTTTAGAAACGTAACAAAACTAACGAAGGGAGAAAATATGGAAGAGAAAAAATTTTTTACTACATATGAAATGGATCTGATGAATTCAGTTGTAACTCTTCAAAAATCAATCTTAACGCAAACGGAACATTTGTCAGATCAACTAACAAAAAAGCTTCATCACCTAGAAGACTACAATAGTCCGATTGATGATGAAGCAATTAGATTGGCTGAGGTAACAGCAGAATTTTACAAGTTGTTAATCAAGTCTCCTAGTGTTGGAGCAACTGTCAAGGAGATTGTGAGCGAGGGACATAAGCGTTAAGGCCGTAAGAGCGTCATTGAGATTATCTGGATTGTAGTATTTGAGTTTGTGAGCTTTAGAGTTGCGATAAAGGTGAGCGATTGCAAGTAGCAAATTTTTTAATCCCTTATACTCACTTTGTTCGTCTAGAGTCTGCAATTTATTACCGTTGATAATCACAATGGGTTCTCCGGGTTTGAAACATTGATCTATCAGACTAGCTGAGTCCATTGCTGAGCCCGTTAGCAGACGAATACGATGAAAAACACCTTTACTTGCTTCAAATACGGCATGAAAATAGTTTTCTTGTAAGAGCTCTTGAGTGCAGAATTTTAAAACGTGAGGGTGTACTTTTAATTCTTTTAATCTACTATCAAGTGTTTCGAAGCGTTTTTTGGCCTCTGATAAAGTTTTTGAAGTAGTAGTAGTAACAATTTGTCCGCTATCTGATACAATCAAACCTTTTAGCGAGAGCGGAATGTTAATGGCGGTTCTTAACTGTTCAAAAATTGAAACTTCATTAATGTATCTTAAAGGATTACAGACGTATTCAATCACAAGTTTTATATTATCTGTATTCTGTGTCCTATTTAATATATCGGACACGAGATTGTGCACCCGTTTGTGCTTGTTAAATCCAGAATTTTGGTCGTTTTGGGGATAACCTAAAACTTCGCCCATTCGGGTTATTTCAGAATGCGAAACATAGTCAGATAGTATTTTACCGATTGTATCAACGAATTGGGTGTCAATATTTAACATAACAAACCTCGTTTTTATTTAAATTATACCACAGAAAGGAGAACCACATGAGACCAAAACGATATCCGTATAGCGGAGAGAAAAAGAGAGCCTATCATAAGATAGACCCTGAACTGATAAAAACCGGTAAAGTTGATTGCATCAATCTCCCTTAAGTACGCCAAGCTCTAACAATGCATTTGTCATAGCTGCGATAGTAGATTTAGAGGTTGACTTAGAGACATACTCCAAAATATTAACGATATGCTGAGCTTGCTTTTGTGTAATAGGTGCATTCATTTGATTAAGTTCCGCAACGACAAATTCAACTAATTGGTTGTCAACATTGAAATTTTGGTTGATATGTTTTGAGACAACAGAAAGGAAGAAAAAAATCATTGAAATTTGATGATGTCGTTAAAATCGCCGATGTCTTAGGTGTCAGCTTGGACGAATTCAGATAACAAAAAAAGTCCGACGGCAATCGGACTCAAAACTAGATTAATTTACTTAATTATACCACAAGAGAGAGGATATTAATATGCCAAAAGCAGAAATTACTTATAGAGCAGTTGATGTTAATGAAACAGCTTCTCATGGTGATTATAAACACTTGATTCAACAATGGGAGGGGTTGACAGTTGCTACTGCAAAGCAGTGGGCGACAGAAATGCGTGATCATCCAGACTTTAAACAGTTTGTATTAAATCCAACGCATAGAATCGTATTCATTGATTACGAAGGATTCAAACTGTTTGTACAGTGGAAATCTCGCAATCGTTATAAAACAAAAAAAGAGACACTGTCAGAAATGCTTGAAAATATTAAATTCGAAAAAAGAGTAGGAGCATAACATGAACAAATTAGAACTATTTTTATTAGTAACAACGATCATCTTAGCAATCATCACTAGAGTACAACACGAAGTCATTAAAAAACATAATTCGCCAGAGAATAAACGCAGAATTTTTAGAGAAGTGGCTTTAGAAAACAGCAAAGGGTGGAGCGAGAAGCGTTCTGGAGGAAAGGTGGTCAGCTGATGCAGTACATTTTTCAAAAATACGACAAGTAGCTATACATCCGTTAGCAACGAATTTATAGATGATTGTGAATTATCCCTAAAATCAAAAGGCCTGCTTATGGTAATTCTTAGAAATAAAGAAGATTGGAGAGTATATCCAGAGGAATTGGCTAGAAGGTCCAGAGATAGCGTGAGAGTTGTAAGGACTTGCTTAGAAGAATTAGAGAGAGTCGGATATGTGAGAACTTACAGAAAATCTTTAGGGCGAGGGAAAGGCATACAATATTATAGATTTTGCTCAGATAAAAAGATATCCGAACAAGCATTTAAAAAAATGATTAGTGATTTTACAACTTAACGTTTTACAAAGTTGTATTTTACAAAGTTGTATTTTACAAAGTTGTAAAACGTAACACTAATAATTACTAACTTATAAATAAATACTAAATAACAATAAATACTAACAGATAATAAGCATCATCATCAACATCAGGAGGAGCTATGGACGAAAAAAAGCTTTTTGAAAATTTCCAATTAACTTTTGGACGGATGATATCGCCATTTGAAATCGAAGATATTCAAAAGTGGATTCACGAAGATAACATGCCAATTGAAGTTGTCAACCTTGCCTTAAGAGAAGCGGTAGAAAACAACAAAATCAGTTGGAAGTATATCAATAAAATCTTAGTTGATTGGTATAAATCTGGAGATACGACAGTAGAAAAGGTCAGAGACAGGTTGCAACGGTTTGACGATAGTAAAAAACAACGAAGTGTAACTACCTCAAACGTCCCAAGCTGGTCGAATCCAGACTACAAAGAACCAGATTTAGAAGAATTTGCTCTAGGAAGCATGGACGGTATAGAAGATGGATCAGGAGATTTTTAATTTTTTTAACAAACAAATCAAAAAAGATTTTGGTAAAACGGCGAGTAAAGAGACTTTTGCTAAGTTTGCTAGTTACTGCGCTGAAGGAATCGAAAAAAATGGAGTTAAGCCAATTTTTAATTGGATAAACCTATACGCTTTTGGAACTGATATAACAACAGCAGAAGCAGACCGATTAAGGATAGAGCGATATAAACAGGAGAATGTGTTATGACAAAACAGCATAGAGAAACGCTTATCTGGTACCGAGCAAGTCATCAAGAGCGTGAGAGATTGCTTGATTTTGGACTAGTTGATAAAGCACGGTACGTGACACTATTGCGGCAATTGCGTAAGAAATATGCGATTTAGGAGGAAATATGACACCAGAACAAGCAGAAAAAGCAAAAATCAGAGCTAAACAAGAACTTGAAACGTTTAGCATATACCTTGACCAGGCAGTTGATGAACTCGGTGGAGTTTTAACTTCGCGAGAAGTCTTTTTGGCAGCGGGATTCACCTACCTTGGCGCAGGTCAGACAGATATACATGCTGCAGTCGAGGGATTATGTGAGCAAATCCAATGATTTTAAATTTAGTGAAGACTGGGAGAGCAACTAAAACACAAAAAGAGGAAATGAAATGAACATCAAAGAAAAAATTGTAGTGCTAAGAAACACTGAAGACGGAAGTTTTTTAAAGAGTTTCAAAAACAAAAAAGATGTACTTGCTTATAATGTGGAACTTACAGATAGCATTCAACTGGCATCATTTTTACCAGAAGAAGCTTACAACATACAAAAAGAAAAAATTGATAATTTGGCAGAAACGCTTGGGTGTGATGTTGTAGTTATCGAAGCGTCATATGACCTAAAATTTATTGATGGCGAGGATGTTCCAGAGTTAACAAAAGAGCAAAAAGTTAAAAGTATGGTAAACGGAATGTTTGAGCAGGTTTTTGGAGGTGAATAGAGATGGCAAATCAATTATCAACACAACAAGTTAAACGTGATATCACAACTGATCCAACTTTGCTGACAGGAGCTGATATTAAAAAATATTTTGATCCTCAGAACTTGCTTAGCGAAAAACAAGTAGGGCAAGCTCTGGCTTTGTGTAAGGGGCGCAACCTTAATCCATTTGCAAACGAAGTTTATATTGTGGCCTATAAAAATAATAGCGGCACAGATTTCAGTTTGATTGTATCTAAAGAGGCATTTATGAAACGTGCTGAACGTTGTGAAGGATATGATGGATTCGAGGCTGGCATTACTGTTATGAGAAATGGTGAGATGGTTGAAATTGAGGGCTCTCTAAAACTACCTGATGATGTTTTGATAGGTGGATGGGCCATTGTTTACCGCAAAGACCGCTCACATCGATACAAAGTTACTGTTGACTTTAACGAATATGTCAAACTTGACAAATATGGTAATCCACGAAGTACTTGGAAATCAATGCCAGGAACAATGATTAGAAAAACAGCACTTGTTCAGACACTTAGAGAGGCTTTTCCTGATGAACTCGGTAATATGTACACCGATATTGACGGTGGCGATACTTTTGATGCTATTAAAGATGTGACTCCTCAGGAAACACAGGAAGAAGTCAGAGCACGGAAGATGGCACAGATTGAGCAGTACAAGCAAGAACAGACTCAGAAACAAACTCAAAAAGCAGACACTAGCTATCCCGTTGATGAAGTGTCTGAACATACTGATGATCCAGTACAAGGAGAACTACTTGATGGAGAACTGGAGTATTAGGAGGAAACCATGCAAGAATTACAATTAAAAGTCACACAGGCACAAGTTGAAATTATTGATCGTGAAAAATTTGAACAAAACATCAACGAAGTTGTGGCAAAATACCAAAATTATGCAGTCACAGCTGGAACTATCAAAGATGACAAGCAAGTCCTAGCTGATCTACGCAAGCTCAAAAAACAGTTGTCTGATGAGCGTATCAAAGTAAAAAAGGAACTCTCAAAGCCTGCTGACGACATTGATGGATATATCAAACAGGCAAGCAAGCCACTAGATGACACGATTGACAAGATTGCAACTGATGTCAAAGAATTCGAAGACCATCAAAAAGCGCTGCGATTAGATACAGTAAAGAGCTACTTGTCTAATAAGGCATCCGAGTATATGCTTGACCCCCGTATTTTTGACGAAAAAGCTATGGAGTACACCAAAGCTGGCAATTTTATGGCGGACGGTGTAACCCTCAAAAAAGTCACCATGAAATCTCTTGAGGACTTGGTTACCTTTGAATATCAAAAGGAGCAAGAGGTCGAAAAAGCAAAAGCTACCGTCTCAGGACAATGTGCTGAGTATGGTATGACTGACCAACCTTACATCCGTATGCTAAAAGAGATGACGCTTGTAGAGGTGCTAGGTCAGATTAAAGCTGATTATCTCGCTGAAAAGCAAAAGCAGGAAATGCGAAAAGCCGAGGAGGAAAGAGAGCAACTTTTAGCAGCTCAGCAAACTAAAGAACAAGAACAGGCTCAGAAATCAGCAGAAATACCACAAATCGACAAGGAAACAGGCGAAATCTTGGATGGTTGGCAATTATCCCAAAACAACCAAGAAACGCTCACAGGAGCTGAAAACGAGTTTAAAAAGTACAATCAAAAAATGACACTTGAGGTGTACTTTGAAGATACGGCTGAAAAAGACCGTTTCAAGACCGGTCTAACTCAGCTAGGTTTTGATTTTAAAAAAAATTATCAAGTCAGCGGTTATCAAAATATAGAGCCTCTTACTCAAGCTGAATTGGCTCGGCGGTGCGGATGGTAAATAAAAAATAGTTTTTTAACAACCTATTGCAAAGTGAAGCTCAGCCTTTGCAGTATCAATATTTTCCGAGTGAGAAAGGAAAGTTGGAATATCGTCAAGTTAACAGGATTGATGATATAAAAAATTGCTACACTCGTCCTTGCCAATGCTCACACACAATTTTAGGGCGAGTGTGGATTTTAAAAGGTGAGAAATATGGAACAAATCAAAATTACAGAAACAGGAATGGTCGTTATAAGCGATAAAGCACTCAAAACTTTTGTGATTGCAGGACATTTATCGGAGAGGTGGGAATTTACCTCTAAATTTAAAAAATTAGATGAGCCATCACTTGATGAAAACGGAGATTTGTTTGAGCCTGTATACGAGTTGATGCTTGAAGCCAGGTCGAAGGGACAAATTAGCATAACATCATCATATTGTGGCAAAAATCACAAAAAAGACACAGACGAAATCATAAAAGTATTCTCGTTTATCGAAGATAACAAGAGAAATATTTTTGAAAACCTTGGTATTCGTGGGGTGCTTGAATGAGCAATCTAGTTTTATCGTTAGACATCTCAACATCTGGAACAGGGTGGGCCTTATTTAAAGGCTCAGACCTTATCCAGAGTGGTGTCTTAAAACATAAGAGTAAATCCTACTTTGAGCGCGGACGCTATATGGCTAGCCAATTAGGACTAATCCAGTCACGAGCATTAAAAAAATACGATTGCTATTTTAGTACAATCGCAGTCGAAAAAAATTCAGTTATGGAACCTAACCAGCAATCCATGCTTAAAATCGGTATTGTTACAGGAATTATCTTAGGAAGATTAATAGCTGATAACGTCGCCTTTATAAATGTATCAACGTGGCGTAAGCACTGGAAGTTTAGCTACAAAGACCGCTCTAAAAAAGCGATGAAAGCACAATCGAAAGAAAAAGCTCTCGAATATTGCGGAAAAACAGTAAAAGATGATGAAGCGGATGCTATTTTGATTGGCTCATACTATGTCAATCAAGGCTATCTTGATGAATTGGAGACACATGACTACTACTAAAAAACACGTTGTGAGAGTTTACAACAAAGGTATTACAGCGACTTACGCGATCTATGACAAAAAGCTGTTTAAGGAGCACGAGTTCGCAACCAAAAACGAAGCGATGCGGTTTATTAGACAGCTAGAGTTAGCTAATGATAAGCGAGCGACAGAATATTATTTGAGAGAGGTAGAGAAATGATACCAAATTTTAGAGGGTTTAACAAAAAAACTAAAAAAATGTATAGCATTGATGGCTTTAAATCAAGTGAACGCAAAATATACAGATGCAGCTTAGCAGATGATGAGTTTCGCTCTGGTCGCTTA